CGTGCCGCCAGCCATGCTGGTGTTCCCGCTTCCTGATCTCGTCGACGTAGTGCTCGACACCGACGCCGCTCGCTGAGTAGCAGTCGAGGATAAACACCTGTGAACCAACAATTTGAAACCACCAGATCGACGTGTCGTCCGCCATACCAAGATCCCATGCGCGATGCACATACTGATCCGGCAACGCCTCAATCTCGTCGACGCGGCCCTCCGATCGCACCGCAGCCATCTCCAATGCGTAGAACGAACCCAGCACGCCCGCCGTGAACGAGCACATCATTTCCTGCTCGTACATCATGCGGCCGTGATCGGCGCCATAGAGCGCGTTCAGTTCTTTCTGGGCCTCGTCGAGCGCAACCTCGGTGAGCGCGCCGGTGTCCCTGGCGGTGAGCAACTCGGCGAACCAGCCGTCGGTGCGCTTGGCGTGCTCGTACAGTTGCAGGAAATGGTTGCGGCCACGCGGCGTGCTGATGAACGCCGCCCAGCCGCCGTTTTCCTCGATGATCGGCCGGTAGTAGGCCCAGGCCGCCGGGTTGGCGAGCGCATACTCGGAGAACACGATCCCGGCGACCGACGAGCCGATGCCCGAGCCGCTCGTCACCGCGTCGCTGCCGACGACCTGCCAGGTGCTGCCGTTGTGGAACCGGACCTGCATCAGATCTTCGCGGGTGTTCGATCGGAGCGCCTGCGGGAAACACTCGTCGATGCGCCGCCTGCCGCTGTGCGGGTTGACCGCGTCCCACACCGCCTTGCGGGCCGTCGTGTAGGTCGGCAGCATGTGCCAGTAGTTGGCCGGGCGTTCCATCATCGCCATCGCCGTCGCGTGCAGGCAGATCTCGTCCTTGCCGGCGCGCCTGTGCCAGACGGCGACCGCGCGTTTGCCGCCGCGCATCAGATAGCGCCAGAGCTTCTTCTGGTGTTGCCTCGGCTCCCAGCCCTGGTGCGGCAGGTAGACTTTGCCGAGCGGCGCGTTCATTCGTCCTCGTCGTCGGATAGCAGTTTGCGCAGCACGACTTTGATCTCGCCTTTGAGTTCGAGCGTGTTGTCCTGCTGCGGCTTGCCCCAGCCGCGATCGAGCAAAATAGCCGCCGCACTGATGCGGGCCTGCTCGTTGTTGCCGTCCTTGGCGATGCCGCCCAGCGTCTTGATGCAGACGTTGGTGTAGCCCCTGGCGAGCGAGCGGATATCTGCTGGAATTTTAGCCACTTAGCTGGGGGACTCCCCATCCTCCTTTAATTCCGCAATAGAATACGCGCCCCCCTGCACACCGTCCAGGCGCGAACGGCGGACTATTCTTCACGGTTGAGCGCGGCATCGATCTCATCTGCCAGCCTGCGGAGGTCGTCGCGAACGGCGGCGAAGCCTTCTCGGATGTCCCCCGTGATGGGACCGCCTTCGCCCTCCTCGTTCACGTCTATCATGTTTTGGATCAACTCGCTCAGGTGAAATATCCAGCGCGGGCTTTCGTCTTCGCTGGGTCCGATCGGCAGTTCGACGTAGATCGTTGTTGGATCTTTTGGCGGCGGGCCGCCGACGCCGTCGGATGGATCTTCGAGGCCGGCCCATTCGATCGGCAACCAGGCATTGCATTTGGCTTCCGTGGTGGCGATCTCGAAGCCCTCTTTCAGGATGCGTTTCAGCAGTTCCTTGTATTCCTCCATGGCGTCCAGGTTCCATTCCTGGAAGCCGATCTTCGCGCTGCGCTGGTCGTAGGTGCCGGTGGTTTTCTTCACCCTGTCACCCCTTGAACTCGATCTGGTTGTGCCATTTGTCGAGGGTTTCGTTCAGCATGGCGGCGGCCTGGTAGGCGCCGTTGCTGATGCTAACATGGCGATCGATCTCGGCGTGCAGCCTTTCTTCGTTGTTGGCGAGATAGTCGTCCATTTTCTGCAGCGCGTCGAACAGGCTGTGTAGCTTGGCGCGGCTGTCGGTGGTGGTGCGGGAGATGATCGCTTTGGTGTGCGACGCGATCGCCTCGCTGACTTTGTCCGGGGTGACGTCGTTGTTCACCCTGGCCACCAATTCGGTGACGGCGGCCTCGACGTTCTTGATCAGGTTGGCTTCTGGGGTGGTGGCGTCCATTGGTCCTCCTTGTGGTTGATGATCGCGGTTGGCCGATAAACCCTCGACCGGAACGCCGAGGCAGATCAGCTCATGCACCGTCAGGGCTTCGCTGATCGCGTGGATCGGATACCCGCAGACGATGCATTTCCTTTGATATGGGCCGATCGGCAGCATGCGGCGGATGTTCATGGCGGGTCCACCGGCTCCAAGATAAAGCAGGCAATGTGCCGTCCGGTCCCTGGTCCGATGGACCCGTCCTCGGTGGCGCACCAGCGCACGTCGCCGAGGTTGCGGACCTTTGTGCCGATCGCCGAAAGCATCATCAGCACCCATTTGTCGAGCGGATAGACCAGCACGACACGCTTGCCTTTCTGCTGTTCGATAATTGCCTTGCGCACCCACGCCGTGGGGCCTTTTTTCTTGCCTTGGTGGATAATGTGTCCGAACGGCGGGTTGACGTAGTTCGAGGAACGCCACTCGCATGTCAGGCCGTCGAAGTCTGCCGGCAGCGGGAAGGGGCAAGGATCGAAGTCGAAGGCAAATTCAGCATCGAGCCGCGCGTATAGATCCGGGGGCGTCAGCCAGTAATGCTTCCCGTCTGCACCATTGCCTGTGTGAAATTTGTTGGCGGGTGCGATCTTTATTCCAAACAGATCGGACATGGTGTGAATGTTCATGCTGGCGGGTCCGGTGTTTCACGTGAACTGTCCGGCTCGCCACGCCGGCGCGCGAACTGCTCGTCGAGCTCTTTCCTTCCTACCTCGGATGGCCGCTTGGCAATTGGCACGATATTTGCGCTTAAGCTTTCTTTCTTTCTAGTTGTAGGTTGCATTGGGTACCCATTCGTTAAGCGCTTGATTTCATTGTAGGTGGCCCATCTTTTTGAGGCTGATAAGATCGAAGTTTGAAGGAAAGTTTGGTACTTCTTAATTTCCTCGTCGGCCCTTTCGTTGCGAAGGTACCCTCCGCTGACGTACAGCTTGCCCTTATCGAGCAGCTTCAGCCTGATGCGCTTCCACACTCTCGCGCTGACACCGAGCCAAGGTGCAATTTCATCGTGGCTGTCGAGGACTGCCCCGTCATGGCAATAAATTAGGTCCAATAGAGTGTTATAAACGCCGCGCTCAGTTGCTGTGAGCCCCATCATGCCGATCAGGGCTGCTCGCGGATCGCGCTTGTACCATTTCACGATGCCCATCACGCCCCCACCGCAGTTGCCGTAACCAACTTTGGCCAAACCCGGACATTCGCCTCGACGTCGCGGATCGGGACTTTGCGGCACTCGGATCGGTTGATCTGTTCCGTGACCGTGGCCGGCCAGCTTTCGTGCCGCGGCCAGAACCATTCCTTGAGCGCGGGAAACTCGATCAGGTAACAGTTCAGTGCGGTTTCGGACTTGTTGGCGAAGCAATACAGCAGGTAGTCGGCCTCGCCGTATTTCATCCAGCCGTCCTTCTCGCGGCCCGGCACCGTGCAGCTCCTGGTTTCGAGCGCGAATGCGGAATAAGGCTCGGTGCGGTATTTCGGCCAGCGGACGATCTTCTCCTCGACACAGACCGCCGCGCCGTTGCGGCCCTGCAGGATCGTGTCGACCGCATATTGCCGCTGTAGCTGCGAAGCGAGCTTGCCCTTGTCGATGAACACGTAGCGGCCGGCGACGGCATAGCTTTCGTAGAAGCCTGGCGCGAGGATCCTGTCGCGCATCCCCCTCTGCCAGACGTCGTCGCTGACGAATTGGTTCATTTGGCCCGCCGCTCCACGATCTTGAGCTCGTAGCCGAGCGCATTGAGCGCGGCCTCGAAATTTGTCAGGCTCGGCGCGCTGCGATAGCGCCAGTCGCTAATGGTTTTCGGCGCGACGCCGCTCTCCAACGCGATCTCGGTCAGCGTCACTTGCCTGGCATTGGCGATGCGAATGAGCCGCCGCACCAATGGGTGGGCCTTCGGCGGGATCGGGATCTGGCCGCGCCAGCGGGTGCCGAGCCGGTTGCCGGGCCGCCGCGGTGAAGTGTACGAACCGGAAATAATTTGATCCTTGAGATCGTACACTTCAGGTTTG